ACGTTCCCATGAAGGTTGGGATAAAATGAGAGTTGCTGGTGGAAAGACTGTTTATCGTAAGTATACGCCAGCATCAGGAATTGATCTTGTAGATCACATGCGTGTGCAAATGTTAGGGGAACACGGCCCATCTGCTACCTCTCGTAGACGTGGTGGAGATATTGCAACTGAAATTGCAGATGTTGTAAGCGGTGCAGTTCCACGTGGCAAGAAAAAAATTGGCATGCAAAAAGTTGCTAGATCAACTACCCCACGTATTAGCTCTCGTCCAAAAGCATCTACACGCCCACATGGATCGAGTACACAGCCTGCAGACAAGAGATACCGCTATTCTCCAGCAAACACAGAGGAAATGGCTCCAGTATTTGTTGATAAGGCTCCACAAGGACCTAGAGCAGACGCTGCACCATTCCCACCTAAAGCTAAAAAAGGTGAAGTACTTGTTGGTTCAAAGGGACCTGAAGAGCTTCCAACGTTTACTGGAACAGGTCGCAAAGCTACTCAAGGCGTACTACCGGGTACTGGCGTTCCAAGAACTCGTGCAACAGAAGTATCTCCTGCTGAATACGTTGGTCTTGAAGGCCCACTAGAAAAATCAGCAGCTGAAAAAGTTGGACAACAAGCTAGCTCTAAATCTAAACCTTGGACTGAAGCAGATATGAGAAGCTCATATCTATCTTTGCGTGACGATAAAGGCAAAAGAGTTATGGCAAAACGTCCGGTAATAACTACTGAGACTGTGCCAACTGATCGTAACTGGAAACCTGAATCAAACCGAGGTCAGCAATTTGCTATTGACACCACTGATATGACTGGTGCTCAAGAAGTAAAGGCTATTGCAGAAAAAGGCGCACTTGCTTCTCAAAGAAGTGCTGGAACTTCGCTAGTTCGACGTGCAGGCGGAAAGAGTAAGGCTAAGAAAGATCGCGCCTCTGCTCCTAAACCTATGGAACAACCTAGTTTATTCCCAGATTTTGATGTTAAAGAGGGACGTAGCAATGCGTTCTACATGGCCGGAACAACACAGACAATCTCTGAAACTTCTAAGATTCTACAAGGTTCTGCAAAACAAGAGTTTGGTGCACAACCAAACAACAAAGACTTTGCTACTGAAAACGAAGGTTCTATTGTAGATAGACTTAAAAAAGGTAACAAGGACTAATAATGTCTAGAGTAAAGATTTTTACTCCAGACCCTGCTAAGCCTACTAAGCAAAGGTCCTTGCGACATAACGCAAGAGAGGCTGCTGAGTATCTTACGGGCCTGCCTTACGAGCAACCACCCTCACCTGATTTTGGCGTGTACAAGAAGCCTGGGCGTGGTCCTAACGGGGAGTCATCAAACTAATGGGACGTTCTAAGAAAGACTTGCATTTCGGCTCTAGAGACGGTCGTGGAGGCGTTATACGCACCTCTGTAGCGGACCGCACATCTAAGGCTGCACGTCCGTGGAATGACCCAGAGGTTGTAAAAGCTTCTTCTACTTACGGAGTTAAACTTAAGAGTTACAAAGAAGTGCATAACTATGAAAACACACTTGAATCTCAAGGTTCTTTAGAACCACACGAAAGATTTACTTGCGGTCCCTGTGGTAAGTTAAACGCATCATGTGCGTGCAAGGGAGGTAGTAATGGCTGAAGCAAAGAAGTTTGGTCCCTACAAAGGTTCCAAAGCGAATGGAGGTCGCCCTATCTACGTTTACAAGAAAAAAGTAAACGGTAAGTGGGTTACAACATCGAAAAATAAGGCTCGTGCCGATTACGAATCTAAAAACGGAAAACTACCTAGAGGAACGGATGTTGACCACAAGGACAACAACCACAACAATGACTCTAAGGGAAACCTAAGAGCGTTGAAGCATGGTAAGAACACCGCAAAAGAAAATAAACGAAGAGCTGGTAAGAAAGAAAACGAGAAGTAAATAGAAAAGGCCCGGTCTCCCGGGCCTTTACTATTATTTAACCTTTATAAAGTCATCAAACCATTTGGTAATACCAGGCTCTGATGGGTCTCCATCATAGGCACCAGGTCCGTATCCCCAAGAACTCCAGTTAGTACCCCTGGCGGTCATGTAGAAAGCGGCTTGTGCGTTAGTCACTGGATCGAATAACTCGTCATTGGTAAGGATCTTGAACTTCTCCCTGCGCACATCCCCTAGAGATCCAATCATGTTTAATTGGAATAACCCGTAAGAGTTGTCACCTGTGGCGGAAGTTTTGTTATGGGAGTCTGGGTTTCCCCTAGATTCCTTCATAACCACTGACCAAGCTATCTTAAGGCTCTCGCCTTTAAAACCTACTAGAGACAGGAGGTCGATAAGCTCCTGATTAGTAAGTTCGGTAGCTCCCCTATATTTATCCAAAGGATCATAGGGTTCTTCAACGACTGTTGTTTGTGTTGGTTGGTTGTTATTTTCTACGGCCATTGCTGCGGGGATTCCGCATATTAGAACTAAATAGGCCACCAGTACTGCGATTTGCGATTTTGCATCTTTATGCACACTATCTCCTAGGCTAGAAGGCCAGTTCTTACCCTATGTGACTGTCACCCACATAAAGCAATCCGGCCTATGTCTGCCGGATTCGTACTGCAACCCTTTTGTTACGTAGTTAGTGATGGCCCAGTTACCTGGGCCATGGATATACCGTAGCAGTAACTACAGGGGGTCAGCAACCAAGAAACCCATGTAGAATAGTTTTTAATTAATTGAGAGGAATATCACATGTCAACATGGTCAGCACCGTGGAATACACCACAACCTGTATCTCCTGAGGTAGTAGAAGCCCCAAAAGAGACATCAGCTCCAGAAGTAATTGCGGAGCCTGTAGTGGAAGAACCAAAGAAGACAACAAAGAAAACAACAGACACACCGGCTGAATAATGCGTATTGAGCGCATCGTTACGAAACAAGGGCATCCCGTACCGGAAACAGCGCATCAGCCTAAAGGACCATTTCCTCCTGAACTCTTTGAGTCACCGGAAGTGGTCAGTGACTATATTCCACAACCAGATGGCGGTGTAGACGTACCTGTTGGCGCAACCGCACAAAATAATTTTCAAGCATCTAAATGGTTTCGGTGTAAGCTATGTGCAGAACATCTGCGTGAAGCAGAGGTAATGGATCACGATTGTGAGGTTTAAACTTGGCGAATCCAAGAGACATTGGATCTTTTTATTGGCATCCCTTGGTGTACCCGGTAAAACCTCCAGTATTGTGGGAAAAAGCTGAAACACAAGAAATAGACTTTCCTTTTAGAGGTGGAGTTGGTGTTTCAATACGGCTTCCCTTCACTAGACTGGCTTTAGTTATTGGACATTGGAATGCATCGTATGAGGAAAGCCAAGCTTTAACTAACGCTGTTCGTGGAAGAGCGTTGCCAGAAGAAGAAGTTAATTGGGATCACGTTAGATTCGGAGCACAAGACGATGGGTATTAAGTTTAAGAAGGACTCTACAGCTAAGGCTGAAAAAGAGAAGTCTCGTATTGAAAAGCGTGTAGAAGCTTTACCTACAGGTGAATTACTTCCCTGGACAGAAAACGCCCTGTATACAATCGGACGCAACCTATCTTCTTGGCAAAAAACAAAAGACATGAGTGCTCTAGAAGAGGCTCGAGTTGGTGCAGAAGCTTTGCACGTAATACTAGAGTCTTTGGTAAAGCGACACGCTAATGGATGATTTTGAGTACGATGAAGATCAATTTGAAGAGCTAGACCCCCTAGAAGAGTTAGAGTCAGAAGAAGATGAGTTTGACGAAGAACCAATTGAAGAATTAGACGAGCTATCTAAAGAGTTTGTTAAAGTCCTAATAGACAAGATCATGTCTTTTATGGAGATGCTTGTAGGGCATAAGCTGCACGCATACCAAGAACCTCTTGCTAGACGTATTATTGAGTCGGTAATTATTAACGATGGTGAAGAAGTAACAGCGCTTGCATCTCGTCAGTCAGGTAAGTCAGAAACTATTGCTAATACCGTAGCTACGCTCATGGTTATTCTTCCACGCCTTGCAAAAATGTATCCAGACCTTCTAGGTAAGTTTGGTGACGGTATTTGGGTAGGTATGTTTGCACCAATTCAATCGCAGGTAGAAACCCTGTACGGTAGAACTGTTTCTCGCCTTACAAGTGAAAGAGCCTTAGAAGTACTTGGTGATCCAGAAATTGACGATATGGCTACTAAAACTCCTGGAGTTGTGCGTAATATCAAACTAAAGAACTCAGGATCAACCCTTATGATGATGACAGCTAACCCTCGTGCAAAGATTGAGTCTAAGTCTTTCCACCTCATTATTATTGATGAGTGTCAAGAAGCAGATGACTTCGTAGTATCTAAGTCAATCTCTCCAATGGGTGCTTACTACAACGCAACTATTGTTAAGACCGGAACCCCTACAACCTCAAAGAACAACTTCTATAGAGCGATCCAGTTAAACAAACGCAGGCAGACTGGAAGGTCTGCAAAACAAAACCATTTCCAATGGGATTGGAGAGATGTAGCTAAGTTTAACGATAACTATGAAAAATTTATTAGAAAAGAAATGTTAAGAGTAGGAGAAGATTCAGATGAATTCCAAATGTCTTACAACTGTAAGTGGCTTCTTGAAAGAGGTATGTTCGTCACTTCAACGATTATGGATGATCTCGGTGATACTTCCCAAGAGCTTGTTAAAAGCTGGCATAGGTCTCCAGTCGTCGTTGGTATTGACCCAGCTAGAAAAATGGACTCTACGGTTGTTACTGTTGTGTGGGTTGACTGGGATCGTCCTGAT